ATGTAGCAGGTGCTGGTGATACGTTCCTAGCAGCTCTGGTACATTTCTATCTGTTGCTTGGTACGATTGATCGTGCTATTCCTTATGCAAATAAAGCAGCAGCAATTGCCGTTACACACTTCGGCACTTATGTTCTATCCAAAGATGATGTAAATGAAATACGTTGTTGATATTGACGGCACTATCTGCTTCCCTGGTGAAGGTGATGCTGTATACACTCATGCCAGACCCAGGACGGATCGTATCAGTAGAATCAATCAACTATACATCGAAGGGCATGAAGTATACTACTTCACAGCTAGAGGTATGGGACGCTATAATAACGATCGCCAGAAAGCATATGATGAATTCTACGAGTTCACCAAGAAGCAATTATGTAACTGGGGATGCATGTTCAACGATCTGTATCTAGGTAAACCTTCTGGAGATATATACATTGACGACAAAGGAGTCAGCGACCATGAGTTCTTCAATTAAGTTCGTCCCAAAAGGTTGGGGTCACGAGAAATGGATCGTCAACAACGAAAAATACTGTGGAAAACTTTTATTCTTTGCAAAAGGAAAGCGGTGTTCCTGGCATTATCACAAGAAAAAAGAAGAAACGTTTTACATTCATTCAGGTAAACTACAGTTAGTGTACGGATACATGGATGATTTTACAGATGCAGACACACTAATACTAACCCCTGGAGACAAGTTTGAAGTCCCCAGGGAATTGCGTCATCAAATGAAGGCGTTAGAAGATACAGAGATGTATGAGTTCTCTACTACACACTTTGAGTCTGATTCTTATCGAGTAAAGAAAGGTGACTGATGTAGGTCTCAATTGAGATGAACTCTTTTTCATCCCACTTAAAATTAGAAAAAGTATTGTATTGATACTTGTCTTTCAGATGTTCGGGGAAGGGGATCTCTTTGATCTCCGCCCCGAATTTTTCTGCAATGATTTCTGCTACTTGTCTGAAAGAATAGACGTGTCCAGATCCTAGGTCATAGATACCAGATCCAGCACCGTTGTTGTCTACAATGTCTACAACATCATCCACCCAGATGAAGTCTCTCTTACAGTTTTCAGATCCCTCAAAGATTTCAATCACACCATTCTGTACTGCTTGCTCTGCAAACTTGCTTACAGGACTGCGTTGATTGCCTTTATGTTCTTCGCCTAGACCATATACATTGAAGAATCTAAATCCTTGAATGAGGTCAAACCTATCAATGTTTTCAGATACCCATAGATCCACAGCAACCTTTGACTTTGCATATAGGTTGAGAGGGTCTAGTCCACCATCAGTTCTGTTGCCATACACAGAAGCAGATGATGCATACTTTACAGGAATACCATGCTTCAATGCTTTCTCGAATAATTCTATAGAAAACTCTACGTTAAAACAAGTGAGTCTCTCTTCATCTGTGCAGGTAGTAGAAGAGATTGCACCCATGTGAATAATCTCATCGATGTCTTCCCAACCATTAAAGTTCTCAAGCATTGCCCATGCATTATAATCTTCTACGCCAATGAATGGATGGTGTTTTTCTGCAAACTTCTTTCCAATGAATCCATTGCATCCCGTAATCAGTTTAGGCATCGTATTATAGAGCAGTATAAATAAGTATAACACAGAAGGACTATAGCGACAACAAGATGTCTAATCCCACTTTTGGATATTTAGCGTCTCTCGTTTCACCTAAAAAAACTAGAGTCGCACTACATACTGCCCCAACAGGCAAAGTTGTAGAGGGTAAAATTTCGATTACACATAAAGATCCTTATCCAATTCGGGTTAGAATCGGTGTTTCTAGCGGAGGTCTTACAGACTTCAACCCTGAAAACTATATCTTATTTGATTATGAGATTGGTGAAGGTCAGAGTTATGAAAGCGATACCATCTATTATGGTGGCGACCAATCTCTAGTTGTATGGGCAAGTTGCGATAACGCATCATTTGTTCTCCACGGTCAGCTCCAAGATGACCCAACTGATACTGGATTCGTTGCAGCATCTCTACCAACACCAAAACAAAACACAGCAATCTATACAGTTCCTGCTGGTGAAGAGGCACTGATCAGTTTGTTTGTTGCAAACCAGGGACCATCACCTGCTAGATTTAGAGTAGCAATCAGTGATGAAGGTGCTGGTACTACAATTACTTCTGATCAATATCTGGAATACAATAGAGACATTGTTCCCAGAACTTCTTATCAAAGAACTAACTTAAAAATTCGTGGTGGGCAATCAGTAGTTGTATTCACAGATACTGCTGATGTATCCTTCTCTGTCTACGCAAAGTTCAACTACTCCGTAGTTTCCACAGACTTCACAGTTGCTGGTCAATTGGATGTAGGTGGTTCAACTCTCTTGAGAGATGCTCTAGAAGTACAAGGCACCACCACACTGAAAGAACCATTGAATGCCGAGAAGGCACTTACACTAGGTACTGATGCTGTTCCAGCAAATCTAACTGTAAAGGGTGATATCGCAACTGGTTCTGGCACTGTAAGTATCACAGACTCTACTGGTAATATCGCAACCTCTGGAGTTTTAACAGCAGGTACTATCGCAACTACTGGAAATATCACTGCAGGATCTAACAAAGTCGTCTTAAATGCAACCACTGGAGACGTTACTGTAACAGGAATTTTGGATCCTCAAGGTGGATTCCTAGGTGATCTCGATCTTCTAAATAATAAAGTAACGAATCTGGCAGATCCTGCTGCCGCAACGGACGCTGCAAACCGCAAGTACGTTGATAGTAAGGTTGTAGCATTCTCTATCGCACTAGGATAATCACGGAGTTTATAAATGGCAAAACGACAAATTAGAGACTATGTATTCTCCCCAGGTATCGCTGGTGTCGGTACTCTAAAGATCCTGGATAAGGTAGATGTTGATCAGATTCTGATCATCACCAATGCTACCAGCAACCAATTTTTATACAACTTTAGTGATCCGTCCTTACCGATTTCGGTAGAGTTCACATCAACGTCAGACGGATCTGACCCAGACTTCCCATACAGTAATACGTTATCAAATGGTGTGACAACCATTACGTTTCTGTATGATACTTCTGCACAGTTTGCTACTGACAAGATCCTAATCTTTGTAGAAGCAGAAGAGCAAAGAACTAGACCATACGACTTCGGTACTGATGCTATCGAACGTATGAGGTTTGCAGAACCTCAATCGATGCTTGACGCTGACTTTGAGTATGGCATTCAACCAACCAAGTGGCAGTCTCTTGACCTGCTGCGTGGTTATCCTTCTATCTACGAAGTTCCTGGATCTGACATCGGTCTCGTTGCTGTTACAACCGACGCATCTGCTGGATCAGGTGCTATTGGTCCATCGAAAATTACTGTTGATACAGTCCTGGATCATGGTTTGAGTATTGGCGATCCTATTTCTATTAAGGGTCTGGATGATGCTGTCTCTGGTTTCGCAAAAGCAGAAGGTTCGTTCATCATCGACGCTGTTCCTAGCGCAACACAGTTTACCTACTATGCTAAAGCAAAAGTAGGAACAACTCCTGCTACTCCATTGCTGTCTTCATTTACTGTACTGAAGCAAGCAGGATTCTACACTGGTGCTGCAATTGGTACTAACCCAATATTCAGCGTAGTAACCAATGGTGCTTCTGGTAGTTTCCAAACAAAAGGATCTAACCCACAAGGGACGACAAGACTTGGTGTACAACCAGCTTCTGCACTACCTCCCATCGGTGCTCCTCTATCTGGAATCGGTCTTCCAACTGGTACACAGGTAACTTCTGTCATCAGCACAAACGCTACACTAAACATTACCGACTCTTTCACTGCTCCAGTGTCAGAGATCACATTCAACGATACTGCTTCTATTGAGGTAGGATCTTCTTTGGATGATGGTGGTGGTAATGCTATCTTCGTTACCAACATTTCTGGAAATGTTGTAACTCTATCTTCACCATACCAAATTAATAAGACTGGTAACAGCTTCGTTTCTCAACCAACAGCAGCAACTCCACTGAACTTTGGTAACGGTACTGGAGCACAGTTTGATATTACCAGAGAGAATGGTTCATACTCAACTGTTGTTATCAACACTCAAAACTACTACAACCAAGTAACTGGCGCATACTCTGGTCAGTTGGGTAACGGTGCAGAATTTGTTGTAGAAAGAATTGGTGGTGCATCTCCATCATATGCCAATATCTTTACTTCTTCATCTGGTAGTGATTACTCTATAAATGAAACTATCACTATTGATGGTGCTGATCTTGGTGGCGCAACTAGCACAAACGATCTAACTATCACAATTACTTCGGTTGGAATCAACGGAGAAATTACTGGTTTAAGTTTTACTGGTGTTGCTAGCAACCAACTACAAAATGCTGGACAAAACTTCGCTGTTGGAGAAGACCTAGTTGTATATGGTAACGCATTGGGTGGCACGTCACCAATCAATGATCTAACCATCTCCATCACCGCAGTTGGTACATCTGGAGAAATTCTTGGATTCAACGTTACTGGTACAGCAATTCCTTCCACAGCAAATTATGCTGGTGTAGGACAATCTTCCACAACTGGTAGTGGTATCAATGCAGGATTCCAAATTGAAAGAATTGGTGCTGGTATCTCAACTGCACAGGTAGATAACGTCGTCATTGGCGGTACTATTGAAGGAGATGATACTTTCAGAATCACCATCAATGGAACCAATGACTATACCTATACAGCAAATGCTGGTGATACCATTGTTGCTGTTAGAAATGGTTTGGTTGCTGCTATCAATGATCCATCTACAGGATCTAGTGTTGTACAAGCAACTACTGGTGCAACTAGTGACACTCTGGAATTGACAGCACTTACTGCTGGTACAGCATTTACAATTTCTGTACTAACAGAAGATCAAGGTGGTAATGCTGCTGACACGCAGACGATGACCACCAACAACGTCACACCAAACGCTACCAGCAGCACTACTCCAACGTATAACGTAGGTATTGCTAACCCTGGTCAGGCATATCAAAACGGCGATACCATTGTTATCACTGGTGATCAACTAGGTGGTACATTTGGCACCCATGATTTGACCATCACTGTACAAACTGTTAATGCACAGGGTGGCATCACTGGTATCACTCACACGGGTACTCCATGGGATGGTAACCAAACATACCTCAACATGAATCCAAACCCAATTGCATTCAACGCAACCTTCATTCCTAGAATTTCTAGCGGCAGCTACACTCCAGAAATTTCTAACGCTGGCGAAGGTTACAAATTGGGTTATCAATTTGTCATCCCAGGCACATCTCTGGGTGGTGCGTCACCAACCAACGATATGACAATTACTGTCGATGACGTTGATGCTTCTGGCGCAATTCAACTAGCAAGTGCTACTGGTACACCAGTTAGTGGCGATACCATTGCATTCTTCCCAGCAGTTTCTCTGTCTGCTGCAACCACTAATGTCATTGGCGCAAACTCTACAGTTACATACTCTGCTATCGCAAAGATCAACGTAGAGTTCTCATCGAACCATGGTCTGGTTCCTGGAGACACTATTCTGACATCTATCACATCTAGTGGTAATGGTCACGATCTAGCATCTGGTCCTTTCTTCGTTGATGAAGTACCTGGTCTAGATAACTTCACCTTCACCGCAAGATCAACAGGCAACGTCTCTGGTGGTATCACTGGTGTTGTGTATCCAAGAACCGACTCGTTCTATACACACAGACCATTCGACGGTGGTGTTCAGTTGGGTACAGGTTCTCCTGCTCACGGCGCACAGGCAGTTCGTCAATCCAAGAAGTACATCAGATACCAGTCTGGTAAAGGTATTATGTATACCACTGGTGCTCTATTCGCACCTTCTTATGACTTGAGAAGTGTTGCTGCAAATGGCACTTCAATTGGTAGTATCATCACTTGCGTTACCGACGACCTCAACCACGGTCTACAGGTTGGTGCAGAAATTCAGTTGACTGGTTTGACCACGACAGGATATAACGATCACTATACTGTAGCATCGGTTATTGATGAAATTACATTTACTGTCATTGCGAAGAACAGTCTAGCATCTGCACAAGCAGCATTCGGTGATCAACCTTCTGTTGCTCTGTATAGATGGCAAGGTGCTACGGTTCGTGCTGGTGCATTCGACGACCAGAACGGCATCTTCTTCCAGTATGACGGAACAAAAATTGCAGTTGGTTTGAGATCTTCTACGTATCAGATTGCTGGTACTGTAACTGCCACACCAGACTCTAACGAACTGGTCGGAACAAATACTAAATTTACTGAACAGTTGTCTGTTGGTGACAGAATTGTTATTCGTGGCATGTCCCACGTTGTTACTGATATCCAAGGAGACCAACTCCTGTCCATCAACCCAGACTTTAGAGGCGTTGCTAATGCAACTAATGTTAAAGCAGCACTGACTAAAGAAATTATTATTCCACAGAACGAGTGGAACATTGATAGATGTGACGGCACTGGTAAGTCTGGATACGACATTGAGATCAACAGAATGCAGATGATCGGATTCCAGTATACCTGGTATGGTGCTGGATTCATCGACTGGATGTTCAGAGGTCCATCTGGTAATTTCGTCTTCTGTCACAGACTCAAGAACAACAACAGAAACAACGAAGCGTTCATGCGTTCTGGTAACCTACCCGTTCGCTATGAGGTTATCAACGAGGGTGCGAAGAACAAACTACAAACAGCACTCTCATCTGCAGAAACCGAGACTATGGTGCTCAAGGATGCTTCCTTGTTCCCACAAAGTGGTACTGTACTGATCAACAACGAGATTGTTAGATACACCTCTAAACTGAACAACACTCTTTCTGGTCTAACCAGATCTGCAAACTACACCAACTTCGTTGCTGGTTCGCAAAGAACCTTCCTCGCAGGTAGTGCAGACAATCACAATGCTAACGCTGGTGTTATCTTACTATCCAACACAGCAACTCCACAGATTAATCACTGGGGTTCTGCATTCCTGACTGACGGTGGATTCGATGAAGATCGTGGATACCTGTTTAACTATCAGGAAAAAGAGATTGAACTTACAACCACGAAGTCTACCATCTTCCTGATCAGACTATCGCCTAGTGTTTCTAACGCTATCACGGGCGACCTGGGTGAGAGAGAACTGATCAACAGAGCACAGTTGCTGCTCAAGAACATTGAGATTACCACACAGGGTGGTAGCAACTCCCAAGGCGTCATCGTTGAGGGTGTTCTTAATCCCAAGAACTACCCAACTAATCCAAACGACGTTACCTGGGGTGGTCTGAATAGTGGTGGTGCTGGTGGACAACCATCGTTCGCACAGATTGCATCTGGTGGTGATATTACATTCATTGGAGGTCAGTCACCTGTTACGGCAACTAACGCTGGAACCCAGAACTACTCTTCCAACTATGTCTTCTTTAACACATCCGATATCGGTGGTGTACAGATCGGTTACGAAGTAACTGGTGGTGACTTGAGAGGAGGAACCACGGTTGTTAGTATCTTCAGAAGAAATAGCAGCACAACTTGGATCAGATTCTCTGACCGAACTAGAGCAGGCACAGCAGGCAGCACGACCTACTCGTTCCAGCCTCTGACTGGTGCAGCAACTCCTGGAGAGCAGGTCTTCGCTTTCACTGCAGCACCTGGATCTAGAGATACAATCGATCTTTCTGAACTGAAGGAACTTACCAACACGCCAATCGGCGGTAGAGGTACATTCCCCAACGGTCCAGACGTACTAGCGATTAACGCATATCTAACTTCTGGTAGTGCGGTTAATGCAACGCTTAACATTCGCTGGTCTGAAGCACAGGCATAAGGAGCACACATGGCAGAACCCTCTAGTAGACAAGAACTCAAGGAGTATTGTTTGAGGCGTCTCGGTCATCCAGTTCTCGAAATCAACGTAGATGACGATCAACTGGATGACCTGATTGATGACGCTTTTCAATACTACCGTGAGCGACACATGGATGGTGTCGAAAAGATGTATCTCAAGCATGAGATTACAGCAGATGATGTAACGAGATTTGATGGTGCAGATGAAACGTCATCAACACCAGCTCCTGATGCTGCTACCTGGATCAGTAGAAAGAACTTCATTGAAGTGCCAGAGCATGTAGTTGGCATCTCCAAAGTTATGGGCATCTCCTCTAACTTTGCGAGGAACAATCTCTTTGGTATGAACAACCAGTATTTCTTGATGGATATCTTTTCCTTCTCGTCAGGATTTGCTTTTGGTAATTTTGACATGACGAACTACTACATGATCAAGCAGTATTTTGAAACGCTTGACATGATTGTTCAGACTGGATCTCTGGTACAGTTTAGGTTTAATCAGAGACAGGACAGACTATTCATTGATATCGATAAGCACAGAATGGTAGAAGGTAACTTCCTCCTAATCGAGTGCTATCGTTTCTTGGATCCTGATGACTTCACTCAAGTCTACAATGATAGTTTTGTCAAGCAGTATCTAACTGCACTGATCAAGAGACAGTGGGGTCAGAACCTAATCAAGTTTAACAACGTACAACTGCCTGGTGGTGTATCACTTAACGGCAGACAGTTGTTTGAGGATGCACAGAAAGAGATCGATGCTCTCATGGAGAAAAGTGCAACCTACTATGAGCTTCCCCCAATGGATATGATCGGATGAAAAGTATCTACTTCCCGCAACATGGTGGTGTTAACACCGAGCAGAACCTTATCCAAAGTTTAGTGGATGAGCAGATCAAATTGTTCGGCAGCGATGTCTACTATCTTCCAAGGAAGATGATCAAAGATGTAGCACTCAATGACATCCTGTATTCCGAGTTTAAGACTCAATACATGATCGAGATGCTACTGATCAACGTTGAGGGATTTGGATCACCATCTGAATTCATTAGTAAATTTGGTCTACGTATCACTGATGAGATCACAATGGTGGTGTCACAGAACAGATGGAGTCAGGTATTCCAAGAGTTTGCTGACATCACTACCGTAGATGGTAGACCTAATGAGGGAGACCTTATCTATCTACCACTCACAGAAGATCTGTATGAGATCAAGTTTGTAGAGAGGGAAGCACCGTTCTACCAGTTAGGTAAGAACTACATTTATACAATGACTGCAGAGATCTACGAGCTTGGTAACGACGAGTTCGAGACAGGCATTGAAGAAATTGATGTCATTGAAGAAGTCTTTGCACCTTCGATCACACTTGCTATGGATCCACTTGCAACCACACACTACTCTCTTGGAGAGACTGTGACTGGTGGCACGACAGGAACTACAGCAGAAGTTTCGTTCTGGGATAGAGATACCCATGAACTCAAACTTATCAATAGAAATGGCAACTTTACTCCTGGTGAAACTATCACTGGAGCGGAAAGTGGCACTGTACAAGACAGCGTTACGGTAGACAATCTATCACTAGAAAACGTCCAGTACGCTGATAATAAATACATTGAGACTACGGCTAATGATCTACTTGACTTTACCGAAGTGAATCCATTTGGAGAGTATGGCAACGTTACTGGTGAATTCTGATGCTAGGACCACATTTTTATAACGAAGCGATTAGGAAAACAGTAATCGGTTTCGGTACACTATTCAACAACATTGAAATCAGGAAGAAAGATCCTTCTACTGGAACTGTGATTGAAGCAGAGAAGGTTCCTCTTGCTTATGGTCCCAAGCAGAAATTTCTAGCAAGACTAGAACAGAACCCTGACGTTGATAAAAAGATCGCGATCACCTTGCCTCGTCTCTATTTTGAGATGACGAATATTTCTTATGACACATCCAGAAAAATCACAGCAACCCAAAAGCTTAAGAAGACTATTGATGCAGATGGAGAATCCCTCTCTGTACAATACGTGCCCGTACCCTATAACATGGAGTTTGAACTCGGCATCATCGCCAAGTCACAAGACGACGGACTACAGATTCTTGAGCAAATACTTCCGTTCTTCCAACCAAATTTCAACATTACGTTGAACATGATCCCAGACATGGGAGAGAAGAAAGATGTTACTATCAACCTGAACAACATCAACTATGAAGATGATTGGGATGGTGATTTTCTAGACAGAAGAAGTATTGTATGGACGTTGAACTTCACTGCTAGATCTTACATCTACGGTCCTTTCACCAAGTCTGGTGTTATCAAGAAGGCAACAATTATCGAAGCAACTGGAGACAAGAATGGATCTCCAGACAACAGACATACACAACTTACATATACACCCAAGGCACTGGAAGACAAGAACCAGGATGGTGTTATCGATGCACAAGACGATGCACTTGTCATCAGTACAGACGACTTTGGATTTAACGAGGGTATTGATTTGTTATGAACGAATTTGAAAAGAACATGGAAGATATCTTTGATATCGAAGTCGAATCTGAAGAGACTGCAATCGAACAATCACAACCATCCAAACCAGTTCCCGAAAAGAAAGAGCAGGCACACCAGGATAAAGACTACGACTACACGCGAGCACAACTGTACAACCTCATTGACAAGGGTCAGGAGGCGCTCAACGGGGCGTTAGAGGTTGCACAGGAGTCAGGGCACCCAAGAGCGTATGAGGTCGCTGTGAACGCTATGAAGCAGGTTGCAGACACCACTGACAAACTGATTGACCTACAGAAGAAAATGAAAGACCTGGACGCACCTACGAAGGGTCCTGCACAGAACACCACAAACAATTTATTTGTAGGTAGCACAGCAGACTTGCAAAAGATGCTAAAGCAAATAAATAAAAAGGAAGATGATACGGATTCATAAATATGAAGTCGTTTAAGCAACTGCGTAGTGACATCACCGAAGCAGCCTGGACCAGAAAAGAAGGAAAGAAAAAATCTGGAGGACTTAACGAGAAAGGAAGAAAGTCTTACGAAAGAGAGAATCCTGGATCAGACCTCAAGGCACCAAGCAAGAAGGTTGGAAACCCCCGTAGGGCATCATTTTGTGCTCGAATGAAGGGCATGAAAAAGAAATTAACCAGCAAGAAAACCGCCAACGATAAGGACAGCAGAATCAACAAGTCACTTCGTGCGTGGAATTGCTGACATAACATGTAAAAACATTGTTAAATTTATTGAATATTGATTGATATACCTATAATTAGTTATGAGTTTTGAACCTGAAATGCGTCTAAACGACACCGACATCTACCGTCTGATCACTGCCTGTGAACTCTACCAAGAGAAGACAGGTTCAGAGTATATGTGGGAACAATATGATGATCTTATTAATAAGCTCAAAACTTATCAAGATCAATATTCAGCAAACAAATGAGAATTTTATTCGCTTTTCTCGCGACACTATTTCTCGCTGCTCCTGCGTGGGCAGTAGATGTACAGATGGGTTCCAACGGGAACCTAGTTTTTGATCCAGCAGAAGTTACTATTTCAGCTGGTGAGTCGGTTCACTTCGTCAACAACATGCTTCCACCTCACAATGTTGTGGTAGAAGATCATCCTGAAATTTCTCACGAGCCATTAGCAATGATGCCTGGTGAAGAGTTCGATGTAACCTTCTCCGAAGCAGGTGATTACACTTACTGGTGTGGTCCCCACAAAGGTGCAGGCATGATCGGCACTGTGCATGTAGAATAATGCAAACAATCAACAGGTTCGTTTTAGATATCACTGTTGCAATATTAGATTTTCTCTACCAAGGTAGAGACTATCAACGGTTTTGGGTGCTTGAGGAAATCGCTCGGGCACCCTATTTTGCGTTCTTGAGCGTATTACATTTTCGTGAAAGCATGGGACTTCGCGGTCCCGAGCATCTATATTTGATGAAACAGCACTTCGAGCAGTCAGTCAATGAAACAGAGCATCTGGAATACATGGAAAGCAGGGGCGGCAGTGCTTATTTTATCGATCGTTTTGTTGCCAAGCATCTCGTCCTTATCTACTATTGGACTAACGTGGTTTATTATTGGGTATCTCCTCGCCTTGCTTACCATCTCTCCTATGAAGTAGAGATTCATGCAGCAGAAACTTACGCAAAGTTTCTTGCTCTGAAAGGGCATGACGATAAGATCCTTGAGATCTTGAATGATGAACTACACCACTCAAAAGAACTAAAGGATGCTATGGAGATGATCCATGTTTAAGAACTGGGGCAAAGGTGTGGAACCGCCCGAATTCACAACTAAAGAGGAAGTTCAGGAGATGATTGATGATGCCATACGCAAACACAATCGTAATGCTTCAATTATCTCAATGTGTGTTGGTTGGGTTGTTCTTGCACTTTTTGCTGAAGGTCTTCTTCGACTCATTGGAGTAATACCCCCGCTACTACCATGGTTGAAAATCACATTATAGTAATAGAATGGATAGGCATTGTCCTTGCCCTGGTATTTGGTGTGACCATGTTCTGTCAAGGTCACGCTATCTTCCATGGTAAATATGGGTATAAACACACAGAGCGTGAGAAGAAAAAACTTGCTGACGCTCGTGAACAAGTTGAAAATTTATTCAAAGACAAATGAAAGTAGGACTAATCGGTTTAGGTAGGATGGGCGAAGGCATGTCCCGCCGTATGTTGAAAACAGGTATTGAAGTTTATGGTTACCGAAGAAATGTCGCCAAGGCAGAAGAAGCAGCAGCGAACGGGTATATTACTGCAGCTGCAGATTCTCTGGAAAGCCTTGTTCAAGTAGTACACCAAGACGATCTCGCAGGTAAAGTTCCTGGGATCTTTCAACTTGTCATCCCAGCAGAACTAGTAGAGGACACACTCGATGAGCTATTACCACT